AATAATATCCTTTCTACCTCAAAGCCTTCTGCCTTATATATAAGTCCTTGTAAGCCTTCTAAAACACGCATACAGGCAGTTTCTACATCATAACCATCACCAGTCTCAACTCCATTAGCATATTTACCTATATGTATGTCTGCAGGATTTATTACTAATAGATGGTTAGCATCTTTGTTTTCTCTTTTTACTGAAGGGTAGTAAGGTGAATGATTTTCAATGAAGTCGCTAATCTTATCTAGCATATCATTTTCATTAGCAGTTATATCTTCTTTAGTTACAATGCTAAATCTGTAATCACCACTAGCAGATTGCCAATGTTTGACACTTACAACATCATCTTTCTTTATACCTCTCTCTGAAAGATGTATATCTAATGCTGTGTTTCCATTAATGTTTGTTGTGCTTTCTGCTCTGTTCTCATAAACCATCTCAACTTCTTCTTTAGATAGTCTAAGTCTTTTACCATATTTCTTCATAGTTTTATGTATTGGTTATGATGCAATTATACAAAAAAAAATGCTTATATAATACAAAAGTGAGATGTTTTTAAACATCCCACTCTTGAAAACTATAAACAATGAAACAAAGATAGGCACAACCCTACCTAAGTGATGCAAAGATAATTATTTTTTACAATTACCAGTACAATTACATTTATTTTTTTCAAATACAGAAAAACATAATGGTAAAACTCCTAATGCAGTCAATATTAAAGCATTAGTATCAATACCATTTTTCTCAATGTATAAACTAGCAGCAAGTACTATAACTCCACTAATGGTTCTTTTGCTACTCCACTTACCTTTTGTGTCTGTAAAAAGTTCTTTTACTGCTTTTAACAATTCTGTTATTGGTGTTATGCCTCCCTTCATTAGCATAGACCCTATCCATTTCTGTACCATTATTTCTTTTTTGTATAATTAGGCACTAATGCATCAATCATTGTGTCTAACCACCCAAAAATCTTGTTGTCTTTTTCTGTTGGAGTTAAATTAGTGATAACTTTAGCAAAAGCCATTAGTCCAATTAATAATTCAACCCAATTTTCTGTAATAAAATTCATAATATATATTTAATTAGTTAATATTCTGTTTAATAACCCCAAATACAAGGGTTTGTTTTATGCTCATCACAATCAGCATGGATAAATTTGTTTTTAAAATCTATACCAAATCTTTCAAATCCTGCACCTCCTAATCCTCCCATTATTAGTGCTAAGTTTTTACCATCAGTAAAATGTATATCAGCAGCAATACCTTTTATATGAGATGAGGTTGGATTTTTCTTAGATAGTGGATGGTTTTCACATCTAAAACCAGAGTTTACCTTGAATGGGACTCCTGCAATTCTTCTTGCCCTATCCATCATTTCTAGGAAATCACTATCAATATGGTTTGTATTACAACCACATTTGCAATTAAACTCACTTCTTTTAAAGTATTTTAATTCCATTTTACTTGTTGTCTTTAATAGATTTGATAATATCTTCAAAAAAACTTTCAAAATCTTCTTTAATTTTATTTTCAGAGTCAATTTGTTTTAACTTTTTTATAGCCCAATTTACACCTGCATCTCCTCCCCAAGCATCCCACATAATACCTCCACATCCTTCATCATAAGGCACATCCTTATGTTGTTGATGTCTTTTAAAGGAAGCCATACGAGCAATAGTATCTCTACTTAAACTATCTCTGTTGGCTAACTGTCTTGCTCTAGTCCATCCAACTTGAGTCCCACAATCACTACCATTTTCCTCCTTATACTTTATAGCCCTCTTAGCATTGTTAGTTGCTGCTTGTGGATAATCATTATAAGTTTTAGCCATACTATATTGTTACTACAACAAACTCAATATCAATTCCATCAGTATCTGCATTAGCAGCGATTTGTGATATATCAGTAAAAGCACCAAAAGTTGTACTAGATGTTACTGCATCAATCTCATTATCCATCAACAAGAAAGTTTCCCCTGCTTTTATTTTAATAAAGAAAGAGTCTGCTGTCCCTTTAACTCTTAATGTTAAGAAATTAGTGTCATCTAAATTCTTAATTCTGAAATACTTGTAATTGGTTATATCTGCCTGACCTGCACTATCTGATGCACCGAAATTTATTATATCAGTAAAAGCACCTTCTGAAGATGCTGTTATAGCCATTATTCTTTGATAAACCTCGCCATTATCTGAAAAGGTTTTGTTCATTGTATTACCATAAGAAACACCATTTAGAGTGTATTGCTCTGTTATTGTTACTGTTAAATTTTGTGCTGTTACTGTTGTTGCCATAATTTTTTATTTTTTATTTTTTTTATAAGTTTGACAAGTAGCCGTTTACATTAGTAGTAAGTTCTAAACTTGTACTGTCGTATATTTGTACTTCTTGTATAATTCCATCATAAGGATTAGCATTATTTAACCTTACTCCTATTGCATCAATATCTACTGTTCCTGCTAAAATTTCTGTATCAGTTTGCAAATTTCCGTTTACATAAAGACTGACTGAGTTAATAGAATTTCTTGTAACTACTAAATAATTGTCAGCAGTTAAATCTCCATCATTAACAGTAATATCAACTTGTGAGCCATCTGTTTTAAACCTTAAAGTAGTGCTATTGCTTATTTTAAAAAATTCATTAGTTGTAGTGTTATCTCCTATTATAATTACATTTACTGATGAAGGGTTTAATCTTATGCCAACAGTAAATTCACCATTTATACTTATTTGATTAGTAGTCTGTAAACTTTGAACAGCAGTTTTGTCAAAAGTTAAAGCACCTGTAGAAGCGTTATAAGCAGGTTGTTTTTCTTCTGTACCTTGAGACATATCATGGTCAAAACTAGAACTATCATCCCACCTAGAAACATTAGAACCATTTAATGCAATTCCTTCTTTGTTTTTATACCAAGCAACTAAATCAGTTCCTTCACTAGCAGGTGTCCAACCTCCTAATGTTCTATTAGAATTTAAACTTAAAGATTGTTTTAAACCTAACATATTATTTATATATCTCTATATCCTATTCCAATTCCACTCGTGAGTGTAATGGATGTGATATTCATGAACAATGTCGTTCCAGCACTAAGTGTCGTTTGAAGTGCAGTTTCACCTGTTACTCCATCTGCTGCAATACTTGCAACAACAGATTCAACTGGGAAATGCACACAAAACCAGTCTTTTCCTGTTTGTGCTGCAGTAGTAAAAACCTCAGTACCACCACCTTTACCTAATTGCATCATTAGTAATGTATTATCTGTATCAAAATCTGTACTCATTTTATTTTATTTTATTTTGTTTATTAATTTGTTTTTTATTCTGTAAAAAGTTTTATCAATGCACCTAAAGTTATAGCATAAATCATCCACATTGCTTTAACTAAAACCTTTCTCATTGCTGTGTTTCTATTCACTCTGGCAGTAACTCCTTTATCTGGATTCAATAATCTCTCTGTAATCATATCTAATTTACTGTCCAAATTATCCATCTTCTCATTAATTGATTGTATGTCTTTTTTCATAGATACTATCTCCTCTTTAGTTGTCATTAGAATGTAGTTGTTTGTATGATTAAATTCATGTAGATAGTAGAACCTCCACTCGCCTCTTTAATCATTGGAAATATAATATCTCCTGCCAATACAGAAGATGCCGTTATAGTTGTTTCGTTTATCCTAATACCCTTGCTATTATTATTAAGCCCTTCTACTGTAATCTCATCAATCACAGTAGGAACAACAGAAGTAGTGTTACCCTCTACAGGTGTTAGTTTACATAAAGCAATAGTAACATCATTTGCATTATTGCTTGTAATCCACCCACTTATAGATGCAACTGTAGCAGTTTCAGGGATTACACAAGCCTGACCAATTCTAAAAAAATTAGTTGGAGATATACTTCCTGAAGAAACTGTATCAGTACCATAATCTATATCCATTTGAAATGGAGATTTATTATCATTAATATCTTCACCATAAGTGTAATTAGTTAATGCTGTAGTTATATATCCCTGCATCTTATAGTTAGTAACACCCATATAAGACTTACCTTGCCACTCTAAGTTGCCATCAGTTCCTGTTGCAGAACTTCCTTCGTTTTTACCTAATATAGTATCATTAGTTGCATTTTCAAAACCTTTTGGATTATGTCTATTTGCACTAGATAAATTTTTATGTTCGTTTGCAGCCATTTATATATTTATTTTAACAATCATCACAAGGACAGTTATTCTTCCAACTATTATAATTTCTAGTAGGTCTTGAATATATACTATCATACATTATTATTCCATGATTCTTGTAAACATCATCATTACAAGGTTTGTTAGATTCGTAAGTTGGATAATCACCACTCTGGTCGCTATCATTCATATAATCTAACATATCTTTTAAGTATATCTCAGCCTTTCTGTAAGTGTCCTGCTTATAAGCGTTTAATTCAGAAGGGTCTATAATAGTAGCAAACTCATCAATATTATGCACAATACCTGCACTACTACTATTACTCTGAACTTCATTTATTACCTCAAACCTAACAAACCAACACAAAGTTCTTGTCAGGAAATCATCCATTAGAGTCTGATTTGCAGTAGTTAAAGTACCATTATTGTGTTGTGTTTTTAATTCCTCATAAAACTTCTTACCAATCGCTTCTTTTAAATGTGCTAACTCAGCAAGAAGTAATGTGCTGTTAGAAATTAAAGCAGTATCAGTATTAGCATTAGTGAAACTATTACTTATAACTTCTGCTGCTGTTACTAAAGGTATATATTGATTTACATTTGCCATAGTTATTCTTTTTCAATTTCAGTTACTTGCATATCTCCAACCTCATCATCACCAACCCCATCTCCATCATCATCTCTAGTTACGATAATTTGCTCTCTATCAGTTAAGAACATATTACCCTCCTCTAGCATTGGTAAATCCTCATCTAACATTCTTCTTTGTTCGTTAATAGTAAGAACTTGTTTAGGGTCAATTTGAGTTGCAAAACTAATTGGTGGCTCATAGTGAATTACTAATTCTTCAGGCAAGAATCCTAACTCTTTATATAAAACCCCTCTAATCCCATTTAACAATAAATCAGAAGTATCTTTAATTACAGTAGTCATTGCTAAATCATAAGCAATTCTAATCTCACTTCCTGTGTTATTCATTTTACCTGAACTAACTAATCCACTTAATGATGGTTGCCATCTATGAGCAGTTACAATGTTCTGGTCAGTTATTCTTTGTAAGTCTATCCAACTACCCTCTTGGTCATCTTTGATAATTTGAACATTAGCACTTGAAGTATCTCCATTCTTAACAATAAACATAATCTTACCATTGTTTCCATCTCCAACAAACTTCTTTTGTGCTTCTCTTACTAATTTCTTTGCTTCTTCCTCACCCATATCCCCATTAATCTCAACAATTGCTGAAGGTTGAAATCCATTCTTGAATTTAGTATGATTCCATTTACCAATTTCATAATCAACAGCAATATGCTCTAATGCAGCAATGTAATCAGGCAAACCATAGAATTGGAATGTAGGCTCGTAATCTTTAAATTGAAGGACAAATCTATTTCCCTTAACTTTAGGATAAAGAGGAATGATAGATAATTTATCTTTCATACTATTGTACTTAGCCCAATCAGGGTGAACATATACTTCTTTCTTGTTTTTAGACATTCTAACAGTAGTTGCATCTATGTGATATAGATTTAGTCCACCATCATATAATACACCCTCTAAATAGGCATTTCCAAATGAATAGTAATCATCTGCTAATTTCTTAAAAACCTCTCTTAACGATTCTCCATCAGCATTTACATCTTTGATGTATTCTTTAACATCTTCATTATTCGTAACAAACTTAGCACCACTTGTAAAGATAGTCTTTTGTGCTAATACACTTCTATGAGTAGAAGATTTACGCTTTAATTCTGCTAAATACTGAGGGAATAGATTATTAGTACCAAAAGGAATAAACTTAGTTCTTACTTTTGCTAAATCTAAAGGTTCTTCAATATGTTCAGGAATTGCTAAATTAAAAACTCCAAATTCAAAAGTATTACTCTTTTGAGTCTGAAGATTATTTACCTGACTTTTTCTTTTTGGTTGCTTTCTTTGGCTCATCTTTTGTTTTTGTAGTTGATAATTTTTCTACTAATGTAGTCATCCCTAAATCTTCATAAGCATACGCTAACTCCTCTTGAGTTGCTGTAGCCCACTTAATTTTAAAACCATTCTTGTAACAAGTACCTGATGATGATTTTGCTTTATATTCTGCCATAATTGTATATATTTTTAAGTGTGATAAATCTACAACTTTTTTTCCATTACAATCACACATATTATAAAAAAGATATTAATAGGGAAATGTTGTTAAACTTTTTACGAACAAAGTCCAACCTATTTCTATATCTTTAATTATTATGCTCCTGCTGTTGCAGTTAATGCTGAAGTATCAACAGTAACAGTACCAGCATACTCTCTTGGTAACTCAAACTGTCTTGCCATTAAATTAACAGTAATGCCATTCTCATCTGCATAAGCAGCACCTGTACCACCTTCAAAACCTGTTAAATTCAAGTAAGTCTGACTTTTCGCCTGAACATCCTCATTAGCATATTTTGCACTAGCACCTAAAACCCACCAATTTCCATTAGTATCTAAAACCATCCCCATCATACAAGCATTTTCAAAGTTTTTTAATTCTTCAAATTTTGTTGCATCAATATTAGGAAGCATAAAAGATAAACCACACTCAAAAGCAGTTGAACCATTCTCTTTTGTTGCATTAATAGTCATTGCAGGTACTTCATTTTTAAATTCATAAACAAACCAAGCAGAATCACCACCTGATTGAATATTTGTGATAGTGTGTGCTGTACCTGCACCATAAGTAACTACATCTGCAGTAGCCCATTCTCTAATTAAAATTTGAGAAATACCACCTGTTGCTTGTAAATCACCACATACCACACCTAAACCTGTATCTATTGCCATTTTTTTATTATTTTATTAGTTATTTAAAAGTAATTTAGAGAGGAGGACTAGCCTCCCCTCTATTATTACATTATTGTTATATACAAAGTCCCCATTGAACAAGTGAAGGGTACAAGAATTGCACACCTAACTTGAAGTAACCTCTGAAGAACATTTTTTCTTCTAAATCATCATAAAATACTTTGAAAGAACCTTCTGGGTCTGTTACATCAGTACCGATAATTAAGTTCTCAACTGCACAGTAACATACACCATTGTTGAAGTTAGAACCACCATTAACAAAGATTGTTGGGTCTAAGTCAGTTAAGATAGTGTCCCACTCATACATTGCTACTAATTCAACACCTCTAAAAGATACTCTCCTTAAACCATCTTGAGTATTAACGATTGCTAAGTCAGCAGAAGAACCTTCTAAGTTTGCTAAGTAAGCGTTAAATACTTTAGGAGTTACGAACATCTTTTTCTCACCTGCAGGAACTTGTTGAAGTGCTGCTGGTGCTGAGTCATATGCATTTCTGATTAAGTCAATCGCCTCACCTGCAGTAGGTGCTGCAGAAGAAGTACAAGTTTTAGTAACTTTTGCACCATTAACAGTTGCATCATCTCCCATTAATTTCATCCATCCTGTAAAAGCATCATAACTTGCAGTAGAAGAATCTCCACCCCATGCTAATCTTACTACATCAGAACCAATACCTGCTACTGCTCTGTTTACGATTGCATCTCCTAATTGAGTTCCCTCAACATTCATTACATCTGCACCAGAACGATACATTTCTTCAATATAAGTTCCAAAGAACTCATCAGTACATTGCTCTAAAGCAACTCTACATCTACCTGCAGTAATTACTTTATCATCAATGTTAAATTGTGTTGAACCACTTGTTGCAGAACACGCTGTGTAAGGGTCTACGATTTTAGTTAGAGCAGCAGAAGTGTAAACATTCATTTTATGTTTAACATTAGGAATAACTCTATAGTTACGCATAATATCATCACTTCTAAATACTGGCTCGTAAAATAATTCATTTAGTTGCGCACCACCATAAGTTGCTGCGATACTGTTATTTGCTACATTTGCCATTTTTTTCTATTTTTTTAATTATTAAATTTGTTTCTAATTCTTCCTGCTATTGCATTGTAAAAACCTGCATTAGCATCTTCTGTCTTGTTCTCAACTACTGCAGGGTCGCTTTCAGTTACAATTTCTGTACCTTTAGCATCTGCTTTGTTGATTTTAGCGTTTAACGCTTCAACCTCTAGTGTTAAAGTTTCGTTAGTTCCTTTTGAAGCAACTAATTCTTCCTCTAACAAAGAAATTTTGTTTGATAATTCAATGTTACCAGTTTCAAACTCAGAAATCTTATTCATGATTTCATCATTATCCCCTAAATTAACAGTTATCATAGTTTGTTCAGCAACATCTTCAGAAACTTTTACATCACCTTTTACAGCAGTAACAATCTCCTCAACTTTGTTGTTAAACCATTCTTTTAACTCGTTAGTCATTTTTTTGTTATTTATATTAATACTTAATTTATTCTGTATTTCTTCCTGTGTGATGTTCTTAAATTTAGAAACATCATACTTTGCAGCCACTTTAATAGAATCAGAGATAGTGTCAATAAAACCTAACTCAAATGCCTCATTAGCATTTAACCAAGTCTCCTCATCCATCATCTCAGCAAGAGCATCATAAGATAGCCCTGTCTTTTTTCTATAAATGTCTGTAAGTTCACTTGTGATTTTATCAAGAGTATCAGCAGTCTTTCTCATGTCTTTTGACTCACCCATTGTTCCACCCCAAGCGTTATGTATCATAAATAAAGAGTTTTCTGCCATTACAACCTCATCAGCACCAAGAGCAATAATAGTAGCAATACTTGCTGCTATACCCTCAATATAAACTGTAGTTTTAGCCTCTCTCCTTTTGATTACATTATACATTGCCATACCATCAAATACATCTCCACCTAAACTGTTAATGCGTAAATTGATAGGCATATCTTTTAATCCTTTAATGTCAGTAATGAACTCTTGTGCAGTTACACCATAAGTTCCTATTTCATCAAAGATATAAATGTCGGCAGTTTCACTTGCCTTGTTCTGAATGTTATACCATTTTTCGTTCATAGGTGCAAAAATAGAGTTTAAAGAAATTAATTTTACCTAATTTTCTTACAAAACTTTTAGTATGTTATATTATTAGATGGGATTGCTTTCTTTCTTTCCTTGTAAACTATGTTCTGTGCTTGACTTTCACTTATCTTATATTTAATAGATAAGTCCATCCAAGTGTAAGTTCTACTACCTTTATTACCAACTAACATTCTATCAAAGTCAGCAATAATCATATAGTTTCTCACTCTCTTAGGGTCTATTATACCTTTCTCAACAAGATGTCGTATCATATCCTTGCAAGTTGGTGATTGACCAAATCGCTTTTCTAATTCAACTCCACAAATATCAATGAAGTCTTTAACTACATCTACCTTATTTTGTCTTTCTTTTTTTTGAGGCATTTTTCTTTTTAGGTGTTTGTTCGGCTTCAATCCACTCCTCTACAATAGTTTCCCAAAACTTACAAACTGCTGCTCTACAAGAAGTACAGTTAATATCTTGCTTATGTTGAGGTAGTAATAAGTGCCATTCTGCAAACATTAAGTTTAATGATTCAGAGTGATAGGTAGTGAAGTTTGCTGTGTACTTTTTGTTAGTGATAACAGCATCTGTCATCATCTTTCTTTTTTGCTTACTGTAATTTTCAGCGATTTCTTTAAAATTCATTTGTAAAGTTTTACCATTTATTTTTAGGACATTTACCAAAAAACTCTTTTGTTAATGATGTCTTTGCATCTAGGAAACACTTACATTCAGCACACCTTGCACCTCTTGTTATCTTTGGTTTCTTTAGTAACATAAAGTTTCGGTAAAAACTACAACTTTTACATATATCTAATCTCTCTAACTTGGTCTTTTTATCAACAAACATTTGTTTATTTCTTTGATTATTAAATTGTTGCCTCAGATTGTATTACACTTACTGAGTTTTGACTATCAGTAATATCTGCTTCAACTACTACTACTTTACCAGAACTTCCCATAGCACCCATCATTTGATTCTGACCTAGTGCATTGAATTGTTGTTGGCTAAATGAAGGTTGATTAAGTAATCCACCATCTGCAAATTTAACACCACCTCCTGCAGCGTTCATTGCT